CCCTGCACCGTTTGATGAAGTGGTTCCTGCTGAGTTAGCATCACCTCCATCAACAAACAAATCAACATCACCACCAGTTAAACCAATGTCAAATGTTGATGCCGCACCTTCTGCAGTTACTGTAGTTGCACCTACCGCTAACACTAAAGTGTTTGCTGGTACGCTAAGTACTTCGATAGAGTCTCCAGCCGCTAGTGCCGTAGCACCTGCTGTAACTCTGTCTGCAGTTATGGTAGCGAAGTTTAAATTTACTTCCATGTAGCCGACTCTATTAATTCCTTGAGCAGGGTGTGCCGCGGAACCTTTATTAAAGCCATGCGAGTCTGTATATGCAGCCATGTTAGCCTCCTAAGTTAAACGGTAACAACACCGACGCATAAAGCTTCTGGTTTTACAACTTTGTATCCATAAACTTGTAGGCCTCTAATGATGTTCCCGAAAGTTGTTTCTGAACGAATTGTTTCCATATTTGTCATTTGTGACGCAAATGTAAACCCCATTTTGTGACCAGCAATAATGCTGAACTCACTTCCGTTCTTGTATAGGTTGTGACTTACATAGACTGTAAATCTATCTATCATTCCTAAACGACCGTTTCTTAACGGAGATGTACCATCTCCAGTAATTGACGCATCTTTAAGGTCAGATAGCTTAATGTGACCAGCCATCTTAGCAGGGATAACGATAAATCTATCGCTCTCTGGACAGTTAGCCTCATCAAGTACAGTACCCATATTAACTATTTGGTCAATAGCATTAGATTTACTAATAGCTATAGGTGAACTAGCAACCCCAATATTAAGGTCAGCAGAAATTGCACCTGCAGATGCTCCTTTGTTAGCAGCAGCTACATCAGTTAATAAGTCAGTCAATACTCTTTGGTCAATTTTAATCTTCATACGCTCTGAAGCGTCTTTAGACCATGTGTCCATAAGAGCAATGTCTGTTTGTACTTGGTCAACGTCGTCTTCAACACATGCGAAATATTCGCCTTTGTCGATTAGAAGTTGTAGTTTTGCTTTGTCAGGGTTTTCAACCGCAAGCGTTTGTCCCTTAACATATGTTTTGATAGTAATCTCTGGTGTAGTACGGATATTGACCGTGTCTCCCATAGACCTTATATCTCCTTCGTAGTCAGTATTTGAAATTGCTGCGAGCACTGTTGCGTCGTAGAAATTCTCAATAAGTTTTCCTGACCAAATTTCAGGTATAAAATTACCTGTGTATCCTGGATTTCCAGGTGATACTCCAAAAGCCATAATAGCCTCCTTTAGTTAAATTACGCAGTAATGCGACCTTCTTGCTGTGCGGCAAAAATGTCACGTTCCTTTTTTCCACGTTCTTCTTCACGGCCTTTATACTTACCAAATCTGACATCTTCAAAAAATTTTGTAATGTCAGCTCTAGAGTATGTCTTGCCTTCACTAGCAGTAGGTTTCGTAGAACGTCCTCGTCCTGGTGCTACCTGTTTTGCTAGTTCTGGATTAGAACTGCGGGTCTCACGAGCACTATTAGCATTACCTGTAGCCTGTTCATAAGTAGAAAAAAATGTAGCTACTCTTGTAGCATCTAACTTCTTCTGGGCATCCTCTAAATAAACTTGTCTAGTCATACCTGTTAGGGGGTCAACCTCAAGCAACCATGATTGAAAATCAGAACTGCTATTAATCTCATTCCAGTTGGGTACTTCTGTATTTAAAGTGTTCCAAAACTGTTGTTCAGAGCTAGTTTTTTGTTGTTGTTGAACTTGTTGTACTTGTGGTACTACGCCCTTCAACTTCTCTATCTCTGCTTCCAACTCTCTAACACGAGCCAATTCTCCTGCTACTTCTTCTTTTGCTGCTCTACGCATAACATCAATAGAATCACCGTACTCTTTTACATCGTCGTCAGTTATTAACTTTTCAACGGGTGTTTCCTGTACTGGTTCTTCTTTTTTGTTAAGGTCTCCCAACAAACTTTCAAGTTGTTCTACACGACTGTTTAAATCTCTGTTCGCCGAATTTAATCGTGGAACGTCGGTATTATACATGCCTTGTAGCGTTTTGTACTTTTGCTCCCATGTATCTTTATTCTCTTTACTATCTGAAGTGCTGTGCTCATCAGCATCAGATTTGGGTGCTTGTTCTTCTACACTGTCGGAAGGTGTCGATGTTGTCTCTTCAACAAGTACTTCAGTCTCAGTCTCAGCTTTAGCTTCTGGTGCAACTTCTTCTGCACTTTCTTCTTTAGCATTCTTCTCTGTTTCTTCGTTAAGTTCCTTGTACAACGCTTGTACATCCTCAGATTGTTTTTGAACTTGCTTTGGTATTGCCATAATGTTTCGCTCCTATTGGTGTGCGTTATCTAACAGCTGTCTCATGACTTTGCCGTATAGTCTGGGGACTTTTTAATGAGTTCTACTAACTCTTTCAAAACCTGACACCGTCCCTGTGCAAGTGCCACGTTTTGTGTAACATTTGGTAGCTGGTCTAACTCATGTTTATGCCACTGCTCTAAAAAATTTAAAATATCAGAGTGTTGGCGTTCAACTATTGCTAGAGACTTAACAACTTTAAGGTCTGGTCTTATCATGACTTCCTCCCAATGCTACGGTTGTTAACTATGTTTCCATCCATTCCGCCTTTTGGGCTACCATCTGGTTGAGTTGGGGTGCCGCTTTTCATCGGAGGCTGTTGGGCTTGTTCAGCCTCAACCTGCTGTTTCGCAGCTAACTCTTGCAGATAAGTACCTTTCTCCCTAGAAGGAATGATTTCATCCACAGGCATTTGCAAACTCTTAGCTACTTCTCGAAGTATCGAGGCACGGCCTTCTTTACCAACGATACCCATGTCGATTTCGTTGGCGGTTGCGTTAAGAAATTCTATTCTTCTGACGTTAACAGTTTCTTTAACTGCAAGATTAATTGCACCTTTTGGCAATATCTCTACGTCACCTTTAATTGATTCATCTTCGTCATATCGCATGTTATATACAAATTGTCTATGTACAACAGGTTTTATAACATCACTGTCTATGTGCATAACTACTTGGCGTATACCTTTACCTGCAGACCCCATTAACATTGAAAGACCTGACGCTGTGCGTCCAGCTCCTTTAACATTTATGTCGCCTTGTAAATAAGACGGTATGCCTGAATGGTCATCAGCTAGTTTTGCAAATCTATCATACACACCCATTAATGTATTAGCATTATCATCAGGTTGTGTAAATCTTACAGCGGGAGCACTAGACCCTAGTGGGTCATTAGTTACTTGCCATATCTTCCATGGGTGCATTTGTGTAATGTCTTCATTTGGTGGAATCCTTTCTAAGTTAACTTCAACTTGTGGCCCACTTGATATACCCATGTTATTAACTAATGCACGGGCTGCGGCATTACATACACCTTGTAAATCTTCTATAATTTCTGGTATTCCTTTACCCCAGAATGCTCCTGGGTGTTTAATAAATGATGTTTTAGCATAAGGTTTTTCACCTAATGGGTCATAGTTAAGCACTGCTTTAATAACATAGTTACCCACAATCCAAACATTAGCATCGTATTCACGAGCTTCATCTATTTCTTCAGCTTCATCTTCTAAGCCCCATTCTTTTAACATCTTACCACTTACTTTACCCCAGAACTCTAGGGCATCAAATATTTCAGTAGGTCTGTCAAACGCATGAAACTTTCTCTCCTCTTCATCTTTAGCTAACTCTACATCCTCGTTAATCCAAGATTGCCCATTACCTATATCTAATACTTTTCTAACTGCTTCTTCATCATACCCAGGAACACCAATTAAATCAGATAAATCCATACGACTTAATGGGTGATGTTCAAATATGTACCCATCATTAATATTAGTAATTCCAGGTTCTGGGTACATTCTAAATGGGTCGACACGTTCAAACTCTGGAGCTATAACTTCGTCTGCTTCTACAGTAGTTTTACCTTCTTCATTTTGAGTATAAGATAGTTTTCTTTGTCTACGAACAATAGGCCCTTTAATAAAAGCACATGGGTACGTAACTAAATCTGTAATAAAATCATTAAAAGATTCTCCCCAGCCACCCTGTGCAAACTGGTCTTGTATCTTTAATTTCATTTTTTTAGCTCTATCATCAGCAGCTTGTAATAATTTAAATCTATAATCCTGAGCTATCATTTCTTTTAACTCAGCCATTTTATCTGGAGTCGGTGCTTGTCCTTCAGCTTCAACAAGTCTAACTACTTCTGCAGCAAAAGCATTTTCTAGTTCTGCTGAGTGTGCAGGAGATAATTCTGGTATTGGGGTGGGTTGTATATCCCACGGGGGGGTGCCTGTATCTAACAAAATATCTCTAAGCCAGCTTTCAGCAGCTCGGCATTTAACTTCTGTTATCATCATATAGATATCAGAACCACCTTGTGCTTGTATTTGTGCAAGCTTATCTGACTCATATTCTCCGTTTCTTTGACGAAGACCTTTGAGCATAATATTTTCTATAGGTTTTTTTGCTCGTTTAGCTGCGTCCCAGCATTCACGTACATGAGAAGCAAGTCCTAGAATAACTGCTTCACTCTGCCGTTCTTCCATAGCTTTGTTAGCTTCTTCCTTTTCTTTTTTAACTAGCTCGTCGTTACCTATTACTTGTAATACCATAATTTATTTTGGGACAGGTTTTTTAATCGGTACGCCCATCAAGTCCATATATTTATCTGGATTCTTTTTAGAATCCTCTACTATTTTTTTTGCGTCTTCTCTAGAAGTATCTTCAT